CATTCGCGAAGCTTACCCAAGCCCAACGAGTTATGGAACACCTAAGTATTACGCTATCTTTGGACCGCAGTCTAATGATATAAACGAATTGACGTTTATCTTAGGGCCTACACCTGATGTGCAGTATGAAACAGAGCTTCACTACTTCTACTACCCGCCTTCTATTACAAGTGAAGAGTCTGGTGGTAATACATGGCTAGGTGAAAACTTTGACTCTGCGTTGCTGTATGGCTCTATATTAGAAGCGTACACGTTCCTTAAAGGCGATGCAGACATTATGACAACTTATCGTCAACGCTACGAAGAAGCTATGAACTTACTCAATACATTAGCTACGGGCAAAGACAGAGGCGATGCGTACCGTAACGGTCAAGCAAGGATACCTGTTAGATGATAGTACAAGGCCAAACAACTAGCTTTAAAGAAGAGCTTTACGAGGCTATCCATAATTTCACTACGGATACGTTTAAAATTGCTCTGTACACCGCTAACGCTACGCTGAATCAAGATACCACTGCTTACACTGCTACAGGTGAGATTACGGGAACTGGATATACAGCAGGCGGTAAGTCTTTAGTTAATCCTATAGTCAGTTCAGCAAGTGGTGTTGCGTATATTAGCTTTGATAATATCTCGTGGACTTCAGCAAGTTTCACAGTACGTGGCGCGTTGATATATAATAGCTCTAGAGCTAATCGCTCTGTCGCTGTACTGGACTTTGGTAGCGATAAGGTAACTACTTCAACTTTTACAATAACTTTTCCAGCGAACACAAGCACTTCAGCTATTATTCGCTCATCCAACTAGGGGCATACAATGCAATCAGAAAAAATTAATCCTGTTGACGTTAGCGGCGCTGAGATTGCTCGCGCTGGTGATATGCAGGAACAAATCAAAGTTAAAGGTCACTACGATGTTGTCTGCGTAGGTTCAGATGGTGCTACTAAATGGGTAGACGCAATTGAAAACTTAGTGGTAACTGTAGGTAAAAATGACTTATTAACGCAGTATTTTAAAGGTACCTCTTGGACGGCTGCTTGGTATATGGGTCTTGTTGATGGTGCATCAGCACCTACTTATGCGGCGGCAGATACACTAGCTTCTCACGCTGGTTGGACTGAAAGCACAGCATACTCTGGTACTAACCGTATTACTGTTGGGTGGGGAACAGCATCTGCTGGGTCACTTTCATCTACTTCAACAACTTTCAGTATTAATGGTACAGCCACTATTGCCGGCGCTTTAATGTGTCAAACGCAAACACGCGCTACTATAACAGGTGTACTTTATTCAGCAGGTAGTTTTACTGGCGGTAACCGTAGTGTTGTTTCTGGTGACTCGTTGCTTGTCACATTCACCGCATCAGTTTAGGAGAGTATCATGGCTGCAAGTTTTAAAGTAGGTCAAGAAGTTAAAGTAGTAAGCCCTGTGCCACAAGGCGTTGTTAGCGCACTTAGTGTTAACCAAGAAGGCGATATTCAGTATTTAGTAGCTTGGACTGACGTAAACAAAGTATCACAAGAACGCTGGTTCTCAGAAGACGATTTAGTCGAGGTATAGTATGGCTTTAGTAATAGCTGATAGAGTTAGAGAGACAACCACCACAACTGGTACAGGAGCTGTTACATTAGCAGGTGCGGTTACGGGCTGCCAAGCTTTCTCATCAGCTATTGGTGACGGTAATACAACATACTATACAATTGCTGACCAGGGTGGACCTAACTGGGAAGTAGGGCTTGGTACTTATACATCAGCGGGAAATACTCTAGCGCGAACAACGGTGTATTCATCTAGTAACTCAGGTAGTTTAGTTTCGTTCACTGCTGGAGCTAAAGATGTATTTGTGACGCTTCCATCACAAGTGACGGTACCTATTGCAAGTCCTACATTTACAGGGACAACCACCATTGCAACAGTTAGTGCAATGACACTAGGCGGTGATTTAACGGGCGGTGATTATTTACTGACTCGGACAATGTATAAGGATACTGGTTGGGTTTACTACAACAGTAGTACCACAGCGGCTTTAAATTTTACTAATGGTTCACAGCAACGCTGGGCACCAACAGCATCAAGTAGTCCTACATTAACAATTTCAAACTGGCCGCCATCGGGTAACTTAGGTGAGCTTTTAATTGAGGGAGTTAACTTAGGCGCGGCAGGTACGATTACATGGCCGACTATTAACTGGATTACGTCTACGGGTGCAACGACAACGACATTTTCTTCTAATGGTGTGACCCTGCAAACATCCGGTACAGATTGGTGTTTACTTTGGACTCGTGATGCGGGCACAACCATTTATGGGAAGTTTGTGCGATGACTATGTTATCTAGGTTTGCAACGCTTGGCGGAGGGGGCGACCCTTATTGGGATAATGTGTCTTTATTACTTCCCGGTAATAATTTTACCGATATGTCTAAAGTTAATAATACTCTTACCCAAAATGGCTCTATCACCATATCTACTACAACAACTAAATATAATTCAGGGAGTATATATTTTCCTAATACAACGGCATACTCATCTATCCCTGCAAATGTAGCTTTTAATTTTGGAACTGGGGATTATACAATTGAGTTTTGGACGTATAGGCCGAGTTCTTTAGGTATCTATGCGTATGCATCTGGTCAAATAATAGGATGTCCAATTAGATCAAATTTCACTCCGTTTTGGTTACAAAATGGCAAACCCGCTTATTATGACGGTACTGAAAAACCTTTCTCCTCTACTGCTTTGTCTATGGATACTTGGCATTATATAGTAGTACAAAGAATTAGTGGGGTAGTTTCCTGTTATGTAGATGGCTTATTACAACCAACTACATACTCATCTGCTGCTAGCTATACTTCTTCAGAGATAATAAATATAGGTAGAGATTATTATTCATCTGTAGGTTCTACTTTTTTAGGAAATTGCTCAGATTTAAGAATTACAAAAGGTGTTGCAAGATACTCTGGTTCAACAATGACAGTCCCAACAGGCCCGCTCCCAATAGGATAAAAACATGAAAATAGCCATAATTGAAAACAGCCAAATCCTATCTCATGGTGAGCATACAGAGGTGTTTCCTAATGTATCGTTTCCACCTGAAGGTCTTGATTTAATGTGGGCGCAAGAGCGCAATGCGTATCAGATACAGTCTGATAAAACACATTCACAAGCAGAAAAACTTACTTCAGTTGAGCCTTATATTGAAAATGGCGTAGTGTATGACGTAGTAGTTGAGAATAAAACACAAGATGAGCTAGACGCTGAAAAAACACAAAAAGAAACTGAAGTGCGGTATAGACGCAACGCTTTACTTACACAATCAGATTGGACACAATTAGCCGATGCGCCTGTTGATAATTTAGCGTGGGCGGTTTATAGACAATCACTGCGTGACATTACCTTGCAAGCAGGGTTTCCTTTTACTGTAGACTTTCCAGTAGCACCGTAAGCTTATGTTTGGGTTATTAGCTTTTGCAGAGTACCCGTTTGCACAGCTACCCAATAGCGGTCCACTTATTATTGAAGTTGGTGTTTTAGAAACACTGACGGCTACTGACTTATACCTTGGCACCGATAACCACGCTTATTTAACAGAGTCACTCACTACGTCAGATAGTTATTCTGGTGGCATTAATTATTCTGTTTCAGTATCTGAATCAGTTACTGCATCTGATGTTTATCAGACTCCATTTGATGAAGTAGCTACGTTATTTGGCTTCACTGCTTTTGCACAAGCACCGATTGCTGGGCTTACTATTGTCCCAAGCACCTTTAAAGTAGTTGACCTTCTTGAATCGATTACTGCAACTGATAGCTTTGATGTACTAATTGAATATGGTGCTGTCGTTTCTGAATCAGTAACAGCGGATGATTCTTATGCTGGTTCTACACCAATCAATAGAATGGATGTGTCTGAGACTGTTACTGCTTCTACGGTAACTGATGCTATTTCAGGTAATATTGGTAGCATTGAAGAAACAATAACAACAGACGATGTTTTTACCTCTATAGGCACATCACGCGCAGACCAACCAGAAGACTTAACAGCAACCGATAGCAGTGTAGGTGCATTGGCGCAATCAGCCCCAGTAGTAGAAACAGCAACACCTACAGATGAATTTACTAATACGTTTAATCGAACTGGGTTAATTACAGAATCTGCGCCTGTCACTACCGTATATAGCTCAATTAGTGGCACTCAGCTAACGCTTACAGAAAGCGTGACAGCAACAGATACGTTTGATAATGGTACACCCTTTGATGTAAATGTAGTTGAATACGGCACACTTGATGACGTATATGAGTTCTCGTCTAATGTTTATTTAGATATTACTGAAACCGCAACGGCGTCTGACGACTATACAATAGGCGTAGTACCTATTATGGGTTATGTGGTTGAGTCTTTAACCTCAACTGATGCGTATAGCGCAGCAGGTAGTACCTATAATGTGACGTTCTCTGAGAGTGTTACGTCTACTGATTTATATGCCGCATCAGGGTCAACGTACTATGTGGCGGTGTCAGATACCGTAATTTCAACAGACGCTTACACAGTAAATTTAGAATATATTGCCGCATACGAAGAAGCGTTAACAGCAAACGCAGATGTTACTGGAGATGTCACGAAACCTGTAGCGCTTACAGAGACCATTACTTTATCGGATAGCTATGCGGTAGCAGCTTATTTGTATGCTTACTTAGATGCACCACTAGTAGGTATCGATGGGTATAGTGCAGCGGGTAGTACGTATAATGTATCTTTATTAGCGCAAGGTGTTGCAGAGGACACTTATTTCCCAAATGGTACATCTAATGTATTTATTACTGAGACGCTCATAGCAACTGAAGGTACCTTTGTAGGTCGCCTGCTTTGGGAACAAATTGATGATACACAAACCGCAAATTGGGGTAATATATCTACCATACAAACTGCTAACTGGGGCACTATAGATACAGCCCAAACCCCTAACTGGGGTTCAATTAACACATTAGGTTAAAAACATGACAACAGCTTATACCACGCTCTTAGGTTTAGCCCTTCCAGTTCAAGGTGAGCTTACTGGTACTTGGGGTACTGAAGTAAATAATAGTATTACACAGCTTCTTGACGATGCGATTGCAGGGACGGCAACAGCTAGTGTAACTTCAGGTGATTGGACACTAAATGATGATGGTTCTGGTGCACCTAACCAAGCACGTTGCGCTATCCTTATCGCTACAGGAACACCTGGTGTACCACGTAATATTATCGCTCCAGCTAGAAGTAAAGGCTATTTTGTTGTTAACCAATCTGATGCAGCGGTAGTGCTTAAAGGTGCGTCTACTACGGGTATTAGTGTTCCTACTAATAAAAGTGCATTAGTTGTTTGGAATGGGTCTGACTTCGTAACGGCTGTATCTCCATCCTCTAACGGGACAGTAACGACAGTATCAGTTGCTAGTGCTAACGGATTTACAGGCTCAGTATCAAACCCCACATCAACACCTGCTATAACGCTGACAACTAGTATTTCTGGTGTTCTTAAAGGGAATGGAACGGCTATTTCAGCGGCGACTCCTGGTACAGATTACAGCGCAGGGACTTCTGCATTAGCTACGGGTATTTTAAAAAGCACAACATCAACAGGCGCGTTAACTATTGCAGTAGCTGCAGACTTTCCAACGCTTAATCAAAACACGACTGGTACTGCGGCTAATTTAACTGCGGCAACTACATTGCCTAGTGGTATGACTTTAGTTGCGCCCTTATTAGGAACACCTGCAAGCGGTACGCTGTCATCTTGTACGGTTGATGGGACAAATGCTGTAGGGTATAAGAACATTCCGCAAACAGGCCCGGATAAAACGACGGCATATACTCTAGTTACTGGGGATGTTGGTAAATATGTGGGTGTTGGAACAGGCGGGTCTATTGTCGTACCGACTTCTACGTTTGCAAATGGCGATGCTATTTCTATTTTTAACAATACGACAGGTAGTATCACCATTACAACTACTGCGCCTACAGCCTATATTGCAGGGGCAAATACAGTTAAAACATCTATTACATTAGCTACTCGCGGTATTGCTACGATTCTATTTGTTAGTGCAACAGTTTGCGTTGTGTCTGGTAATGTGTCATGACGGGTATTATGCAGGTTATCCTTGCAGGGGTTAATAAACTGTTTGGGTTTACTACACCAGCACTTATGAACGGTAGTTCTGTAGCTGCAACAATGCTTTCAGTAACAGTTAATAGTTCTGGGTTATTTGTAGCTGTAGGGTATAACGGTAGTAATTACCCACTATATGCAACTTCTACTAATGGGTCTACATGGACTACACCAGCACTTATGAACGGTAGTACAACAGTTGCTCTTATGTATTCAGTAACAGTTAATAGTTCTGGATTATTTGTAGCTGTAGGGTATAACGGTAGTGGGTACCCAGTTTATGCAACGTCAACTAACGGTTCTACATGGACTACGCCAGCACTTATGAACGGTAGTTCTACATATGCTCATATGTATTCAGTAACAGTTAATAGTTCTGGGTTATTTGTAGCTGTTGGGCATCATATTAACGGTTACCCAGTTTATGCAACTTCTACCAATGGGTCTACATGGACTACGCCAGCACTTATGAACGGTAGTTCAACTTATGCAATAATGCTTTCAGTAACAGTTAATAGTTCTGGGTTATTTGTAGCTGTTGGGGCTGATGCTAGTTATTACCCACTATATGCAACTTCTACCAATGGGTCTACATGGACTACACCAGCACTTATGAACGGTAGTTCTGTAGCTGCAACAATGCTTTCAGTAACAGTTAATAGTTCTGGGTTATTTGTAGCTGTTGGGCATGATGTTAGTACGTACCCAGTATATGCAACTTCTACTAATGGGTCTACATGGACTACGCCAGCACTTATGAACGGTAGTACAACAGTTGCTCTTATGTATTCAGTAACAGTGAATAGTTCTGGGTTATTTGTAGCTGTTGGGCATGATGTTAGTACGTACCCAGTATATGCAACTTCTACTAATGGGTCTACATGGACTACGCCAGCACTTATGAACGGTAGTACAACAGTTACTCTTATGTATTCAGTAACAGTGAATAGCGATGGATTATTTGTAGCTGTAGGGTATAACGGTAGTGGGTACCCAGTTTATGCAACGTCAACTTAAGCGAGATTAAAATGAATAAATTACTTAAAATATGGAACTATTTAAACGCAAGATTAAAAGAACCTTCAACTCACGCGAGTGTGGCGGCATTAGCTACAATGGCTGGTATGAATATTGAAGCAGGTCCTATCCATGATGGTTTGACTGCGGCAGGTGTTGTTTTTGGTATGATTGGACTGTTTGCATCAGAAGGTAAATAATATGAGCAAATACTTCAAACCGGAAGAATTTGAGTGTCACTGCGGGTGTGGAGAGAAAGACGTTAATCCTAAGCTCGTAGAGCTACTTAACCGCATCCGTGAGTCGTTTGGTAAACCTATTACCATTATGAGCGGTAGAAGATGTGAAGCACACAACACGAAAGTGGGTGGTGCAAAGCATAGCCAACACGTTTTAGGTAACGCAGCCGACATTAAAGTAAAAGACGTACCGCCCAAAGAAGTGCAAGAATATCTCATGAAGCATTTTGATGATGACTGCAAAGGTCTTGGGCGTTACAAATCTTTTACGCATATTGATGTTCGTGATGGTAAAATCTCACGTTGGAACGGATAAACAGGATTAAATTATGCCATAAAAAACTTGTATTTAAGTCGGGAGTTAACCGAGAGAATACCCGCTATTACACAGAAGGCGGATGGTATGATTGCGACAAGGTTCGTTTTCGTCAAGGCTCTCCACAGAAAATAGGGGGTTGGAATAAGATATCATCCTCTACTTACTTAGGGGTATGCCGTTCACTATGGGCATGGGAAACACTAGGACAAGTGACGCTTATAGGAGTTGGAACTAACTCCAAGTTTTATATCTCTCGTGGCGGTAGCTACTACGACATCACGCCTATACGTACAGCAAATACCTTATCTAACCCTTTTACTGCCTCTACCGGCTCGGCGATTATTACCGTAACTCATGCAGGGCATGGTTGTGCTAACGGAGATTATGTTACCTATAATGGGGCGACAGGACTTGGTGGGACTATTACAGCCTCTCTGCTTAACCGCGAGTATCAAATCACCTATGTATCTGCTAACTCTTATACAATTAATGTAGGGTACGCGGCGAACAGTTCAGATACTGGGAACGGTGGTACAGTTCGTGCTGTTTATCAGATATCTGGAGGTCCAGAGTATCAAACACCAACAAGTGGTTGGGGTGCAGGAGCGTGGGGTAGTGCTTCTTGGGGTAGTGGTCAGTCTTCATCTGACTCGCTTCGCTTATGGTCACAGAGTAACTACGGTCAAGATTTAGTCTTCGGGCCTCGCACGGGTGCAATGTATTACTACTATGCAGATAGAGGTCTTGTAAGCACTACCGCTACCATCACAATAGCATCTCCCGCTGTAGTCACAGCTACTAACCTCTACGCTGAAGGCGCACCGATAGTCTTTGAAACGTCAGGCGCATTACCTACAGGACTTACTACAGGTACAACTTACTATGTACGCAATTATACCGCTGGTATATTTAATGTATCTGCTACACCCTCTGGAGCTTTAATCACTACAACCGGCACACAGTCAGGCACACAGTATATTTCCAACCGTGCGGTCAATTTAGCTACTATTAATGGTGCATTAGATGTTCCAACTATTCAGAACTACATTACAGTATCAGACACTTTTCGTTTTGTATTTGCTTTTGGTTGTAATGACTACGGTGTATCTACTCAAAACCCACTGCTAGTACGCTGGTCTGACCAAGAGAACGCCGCTGACTGGACACCCTCTACTACTAATCAAGCAGGGTCACTGACACTAACTCGCGGGTCTCAGATTATTACGGCACTTCAAACACGTCAAGAGATTCTAGTTTGGACGGATTCTACTCTCTACTCTATGCAGTACTTAGGTTACCCGCTGGTTTGGAATGCGCAGCTTATGGGTGATAATATCTCTATTGTAGGTGAGAACGCAGCTGCTTTGGCGTCAGGTGTTGTGTACTGGATGGGGCGAGATAAATTTTATAAATACGATGGTCGTGTGCAAACACAAAACTGCGACTTACGGGAATACGTATTCAATAGTTTTAATGCACAGCAATCCGAACAAGTCTTTGCCAGTACCAATGAAGGCTTTAACGAAGTCTGGTGGTTCTACTGTTCTGTAGATAGTACCGTGGTAGATAGATACGTAGTCTATAATTACGCTGAAGATATATGGTATTACGGCACGATGGGTCGCACCGCTTGGCTTGACTCTGGGATTTTAGAATTTCCTCTTGCAGCTACTTACTCAAATAACTTAGTTAGCCACGAAAGCGGTCTTGATAATAACGAAACAGCTACGCCCACAGCTATTGAGTCTTACATTACAAGTTCTGAAACTGATATTGATGACGGGCACAACTTTGTGTTTATTCGCAGAATCCTGCCTGATATGACGTTTAGGGGTTCTACAACAGAGAACCCAACAGCAACACTTTCTATCATCCCT